AAGCAGTACTTGGTGGCAAATAAATATCTGTATTAGATTGTAATGGTATTTGTGATGTGCTTATTGTTGGGTTTATACCATCGCTAAACTCTCCATATCCATCATAGCCTACATCTGAAACAGGTGATAGTGCAGTTGCAGTACCTGTACCATTAAGCCCTGTATATTGTGTTAGGGTTGTGCTTATAGCTATTGTAGATGATGGGTTAGATTGACTAAAAGAGTGTTCTATATAATCTCTTGCTATCTCTGATATATCAAATACCACCACATTGTTAATAGCGTTTTTAATTATTGTGTATCTTAATGTACCATCAATACTTACCTCTATTTGTGCTGATAACATACCAACAGCAGTAGTAGATTTATATTGTGGAGAACGTAGTAATAAATTTGCCATTATATCATATTTTTAATATCATCACCAAAAGCATTAGCTAAATCTTCTGGTAGTCTTTTAATTGCTCTTTCAAAAGGTTTTGTAAAAAATAAACTAGGCTTAATACCTTTTTCAAATATACTTCTAGAAATTAAAAAACCTATAGTATTATAATTCCCTTTTTTAAATCTACCTTGCTCATCTCTTAACCTTATATTTCTTTTTTTTGCCCATTCAGCTAATGGTCCAATAGGTGGTTTTTTATTTTTATAGCTAAAAGGTGTATCGTATTTCTTTTTCTTACCACTAACACCCTTATCTTGAAACATACCATAGTCTTCCATTTCAAAATATAGTCTAAAGCCAGCAGGAGACTCGTCAAGAAAACCTTGCAACGAATTGTAAAGTTTTTTATCAACATTCTTTTTACCTTTAGTAAGATTAGTACGAGCTTGTTGTATAACATACTTTTTAAAATCATCTAAAGCTTCTTTAGTTCTATCTAGCATATCGTCATATCGTTTTGAATAACTACATCAAAAGTACCAGTCCAACCAGCTAACTTATTCTCAAATCTATCTACAAAAGGTTCGCAACTCATATCACCTTGTAATTGATACTTGTCTATATATAAATCACCACGTTTTAAAATAGATGCAATTCTAGTTAATATAGCTAATTGAGTATTTAGTACATCTTGCTCGTTATTATTACCTCTAAAAATATCTATTGTATCTTCTTTAGATATATCTACAATATCCATAGCTAATATAGATATATTAAAAGTCAATGTCTTTTCTTGTATCGTTGTATTGTTAACTATAATATGAGATAAAGGAAATATACTTTGCTTATTCAAATCTACATCATCTATATTACCAAAAGAAACAGTATTGACAAATGGCTCTGCATTTAATGTATCTTTTATTTTTTGTATTACGTTATAAAAACCTGTCATCGTTTCATTTTTGATTTTATCCTCTTAGACTCAATTTCATTTTTCTCTTTTGTAAAAGCTAAGAACATTAAGCATTTATGAAAGTTTGTGTTTTCAACCTGCTCAAATTCTTTAAGGCTTCCTCCAGCGATTGCCCAAATTGATTGGTACCATCCCCATTTTCTACCGAAGTTAGATGTTTCGCTATAGTCTTGTTCCCCTCCGTTTTCAAATAACTCAGGGTAGTTTTTAATAACTCGTTGCTTAAATTGTAAAAAAAAACAATGGAGCTTAAAGCAACACCTAGAGGCATTTTAGTCATATCATACTTTTCGTCTTCGTAGTCTACTATATTATATGAGTCTCCTTTAGTATCAGTTATTGGTCTGTAGAGTACTTCCATTGCTTTATGCATATTTTTCCAATCAGCAAAATAAGTATCTAACGTGACGTATTCGCCAAATGTAATATCATCAAGCTTTGGTATAAAACCGAACTCTAAGCCATCCATTTTAAATTTATGTATTAGCTTACTGTCTTTGCTAAATAGCTCATTAAAATGGTCTATAATGTTTACTAGGTCAGTATATCTAATGTTTGCTATATCTTTCAAGTCTATCTTGCAAAATATCTCAACCATTTTTTGTTGTATAAATAAGTCTTGCTCTTTATCTTTAGCAATAGCCAAAAACTTTTGGTATTGACCTAATGTTATTTCATTTAAAGAGTCTGGTATAAAAACATCAATCTTCATATTTATATAATAAAGATTTGAGTATACTGTATAAAGTGAAAAGGTGACCGAAGCCACCTAATCTATTAAACAATAAACAAACTAAAAAACTATCCTCGTCTATAGATTTGGATATAAAGTTCTAAAATAGCATCTCTTAATTGCTTTTGAGTATACCATTGCTTACCAAGCTTTTTAACACCTTGGTTATTTAATTCTATCTTGCACCAATTCTTACCATACTTAGAACCGTCTGAGTAGGTTTTCTTAAGTGGTACTGCATATATAGTTATTCCTCTTTTAATACACCATCTCATTGCGCTGAAGCCGTGCGTATTGTCTATATATTTTTTTGTATGCTCTATCCTCTTTTCGAAAGACTTTGATGCTCCCATTATTGTTTACTGTTATTAGTCCAGTTTTTAATAGCTTTATCTTGCCTTGTTTCAAAGTGTTTAATAAATTCATCTTGCTCTTTTATTAGTTGCCTTAATGTTTCTACTTGTTGTTGTAATGCTTCTGCAAATCTCATAATCCTAATAGTTCTAATAATTCATCGTTGTCTAATTCTAATAATTCAGTTAGACACAGGTCTGTATTCCTCATTGCTAATTCTAATAAATATTCGTTGCTTAACATCCCATCCATTTATCAGCGTGAGCACATAGTTGACAGAACGTACATACTAATCCAAAAGCAGCTACGTATATTATTGTATCGAATATAAAGTTCTCTATCTTACGTTTCATAATGTTTGTTTTAAAATGAATATAAACCTGTGGATAGATAGTACTCTAAATTATGTAAAAGGGATGGGCTACCTACTTTATTGTTATCCTCATAGTAAGCTGTAATCAATTCATTACCCTTCATTATAACGGTATATAAATCGCCTTGATACATTGTTCTAAATTTCTGCTCTAAAGTTCTCATAATGTTTGTTTTTATTTGTTTGATGGTGTAAATATATAAACATCTTATAAACAAAAAAATTATTTACTTAATTTATACTCAATATAAATAAGCTACCAGATATGATATTCACCCTTGTTAGGGTTTTCAAGTTGGCTTGTTATAGCATACCGCATTGCATCAATAGCATGATTGTAAGCATCGATAGGTTTATTGAGAGTGTTGCCTTGCTTGTCAGTCATAAATATATAATTCCTAAGCTCATTAATTAGATTAGAGCTACGACTAGTTATATATACTTTGTTCTGGTTTATTAGATTGATACCATACATAATACTATCACGTCCTTTCTTTACTGGTAGTACAGAATGGCCATAGTGGTTTAGTTCAGCTATAGACTTAGGCTCAGCGCTATCTGCGTATATAATATCTTTTATTTCGTTTGCTTTTAGTAGATTGCTTATCTCGCTATTTAATAATCCTTTCTTGTAGACTATCTCGTCAAATATATAAGCATCATTGTATTTGTACATTGCTACTAAGGATGTAGGGTCGTTGCTATATCCAAAGTCCATACCATAACATAATATCCTAGCATCGTTAGGCATATCTATTTCTTTCCAGTCAGTTATACATACACCTTCAAGACTACCTGTTTGACCTAGTCCATATACTTTCCACCAATTAGACCAGTATGTGCTTGTCTTTGCTTTCTCTTTAGCTGACTCTATTTCACGTATTATTGTTTCTGGTAATGCCTCGTTGTCTAAATAAGTAAGAGTAATAAAGTCTACATCGTTATCGTGTATAACTTCCTTGTCTACCCAGAATGCACTAACCGGATTGTAGTCAAGCCATATATCACCTGATGTTCTAATAGCTAATTGATAATAAGAGTCGAATGGTACATTGTTACACTCATTGACATATAGTATATTTCGTCTTGCTCCTCTTAGTTTATCCGGCTGGTCTACCGAAAAGAACTCAATGTAGCTACCGTTTGTAAAGTTATATTTTAAAGTAGACTTATTAAACTGGCTATCTCGGTATCTATTAGTAGCCATCATGATTTTAAGAAAGTCTTTTAATGCACCACGTCTAAGATGAGGTATTGACTCTGATACAATAGATATTTCTAATCCTGGTTCTCGTATTGCTTTATCTATTAGTATTGGTATGATGCCGAATGTCTTACCAGCCGACGTACCGCCTCTAATAACCTTTACACGCTTTCTAAGAGCATATAATTTCTTTATTGCAGTAGTTACAACAAACTCCATTAAAGCTCCTTAGAGTTCAAATAAAGGTTGCTCAGTATTAAGCGTAATATCTTTCGTCTCTTTAGGCTTACCAGCATAATAATGATAAAACAATTGTACATACTTAAAATCACCTTGCTCAATACCAGCCTCTAAAGCTCTAAATGCTTTGTCTTCTAATGGTGTAAGTCTTTCGATTAACTTAATCTCTTCAGCCTTAGGTTTACGACCAGCTCCTTGTCTCGCTCCACCGTTATTTATTCTACCATCCATTTGAATTAGATTGTTTATTCAATTAAATAATAAAAAAAAGGTTTAAGTGTTAAATACAAAGAAAGCCAAAGGCTAATCGTTACTAATAAGAGTATTGTCCATACTATCTTTTTCATCTTTTGGAAGTTTATCTAATATAGCTTGAATCATCAAGTATAATTGTGTTACTGTTTTCTCTAAGTTCTTTATTCTTACTATTTGGCTTTGTCTTTTTTCCATTAGCTTATTTGTGTTGCGTTAGCTTGATAGATCTTTGTTTTGTCATTACTTTTCCAGTTATATCCTTTGATTATTAGTTTTACTCTACTCTTTATGTCTTCTACTTTATCCATAGGTAAGTCTTTTAGTAGTTCATATATAAAGTTTATTTTGTCTTTCTTGCTATTTAACTCATATAAGTCCATCTTAGCTTTAAGTAGTTCTCGTCTTAGTTCCATTACGTCTACATAGTTTTCTACTTCGTCTAATGCTTCTAATTTATATACTATATTTTTAAAAGCAAAGTTTAAATATTTATTTTGCTCTTTCCATACCTCAAAGTTCTTTAATCCGTGTAGTACAGTAGCATGATTTTTATCTACTGTTCTTGCTATTGCTGCTAATGTTAAATTAGAAAAGTTTTTTAATATAGAATAAAACATTGCTCTCGCTTCTACTACTTCTCTTTTTCTAGTAGGCGAGTCAACATCATATCCATATTCTTGCTTTACTAACTCTTTTATTTTCTTAATGTGTAAATCTTCCATTTATTAAATTTATCTTATCTATGAATTGACTTAATGTCAATACTTTTATTTCTTTTAATGCTTTATTTATACCTTCGCAAGCTTCGAAGTCTTCTATCTCTTCATATATAGAAAGTATGATTGTTAGTTCTTTTATTGTACTACCTTCGTATATGCTATTATATGTTAATTTATAAAAGTGGTCACTATAGTGTTCCTTTGATAACATACTCATTGAGTTCTTGCTCTTGCTTTACAAAGTATGTTTCAAATACTTTTAGTCCATATTCTAATTTTGCTTTACCTGACTCGTAAAAATCTTTACTAACATCATAATACCCAAGGTCACCAGTACCTTTGTCTATAGCAAAAAAGAAAAAGTCTTTATAGTCTATATTAAATAAGTTACAATATATGTATACTTGTACATCATAACCATATTTCTTAGCCGCATAAGGAAAAGCCCGTAAATCTGATGTTGTTTTTAAATCAGCTAAATAATTAGAACCAAGTACATCTGCTTTTGCTCTAAACGGATAGCCATTAAGAATATCAAAGCCTGGTTGCTCGAACTTAGCATCTCTTGTTAATCCTTGCCATATATCATTTTGCAATAAAGCATCTACAGAATACATAGCTTTGTCATACATTTTTCTTGTAAATACAAAATTAGCGCTACCTACCTCAGCTACCTTTTCTTTATATTTTTTAGTAGCTTCAGATTGTACATCGACAACATGACATAAAGTATCTAACTTTTCTGGTTCTAACGCTCCTA